GTCCGGTATGGTAAGACTTGTCGTGATTAACAACAAGTCCTGCCTGCTGTAATGTAACACAGAGTTCATCATATTCGGTTGAGGGAACGATAATATCATCCCCAAAAACCGCGGTCTTTTCCCATGAAATATAAAGGGTAGGACCGTTATGACGGCACCGTATCGCATAGATAAGGCTGACTAGTGTGAGTGTCATCAAAGGAAACGTAAAACCGTTCCCCATTGTTGATATCATATTAAGTTTAACCTCATTCTTCCCAATGGTTGTATAGGGGCTACGGATTTTCATCAATAGGTTATACAACTTTTCAGGAAACAACAGGCGGATCAATTCGGGTGTAAACATATCAGAAGCCGAGGACAAGTCGATAGTAGCTAAGCTACCATCTAATGAACCAGAGTGGGCAAGAGCTTTGTTTTTCTCTTGCTGATTTGATATATCTAGACCTATAGACCGAAGGACGTTTGTAAGATATTGCCCTACAGCAAGCTGTAGAGCCATATTACCAGACGGTTCGATCGCTATGATCCTAACTGAATCTTCGTTTTTTGGAACAGTTGTCAATTTTGAACCCCTTACTAAGGAGGTACCACTATTCTTATTAAGTGCATCAAAAGCACTAAAGTAGTAGTTACATTTCCTTAAATTAGAAACAAGGTGTTCGGCTGATTCTGTACATGTCATGTTTTGATATAACTTTTCAGCCGTATGAGTTCCTGATACTTCGTTAGAAGCACCGGGACCAAAACGCCAAAGGTCATAGACATGACTAATATCCAGATCTTCTTGGATATTATTTTCATCGATACTAGTAGAATAACGCCATAAAATATTTTGTATAAAATATGACGCGTTTTCTATGATATCCTTGTCTAAAACCACCCGAGTCTCAAGTAGTTCCTCGTTGATTCTGAGGAATTTATCAAAACCGAGCGATTCCAAACCAGGTCGATTGTACAACGCACGCTTACGCATGCGACTCAATAATCGTTGGACAGCAGGATCTTCTTGCTTAAGGCAATTATTGAGGTCAGTTGACAAATTTTGAAACAGACTATCTAGTCTAGTCTCATTAGTCTTGCTCATGGAATATCTCCCAATGATTGAAATGATTAAAAGAGGATGTTACATAACGCCAGTTATCACTGTATCAGCGATACCTGACGCTTGGGCCCATCCAGTTCCAAAGTGAGCTGAAATCATAGCTCTTAATTCTTCTGGTTCATATGTATCCGAACCAGCTGGAACTTCAATGATAGTCGTAATACGAGCTACCATGATCATCTGATTAACAGCAGGCATAGCACCTTTACGGGTGATTAGCTTATACTGATTCATCGGAATATTTTTAATCACACCAGTCACAGGATTTATCTGTGGCAAGGTTTTGAGAACAACAGGACGAAAGAAGCTGATCGTAAATGGTTTGGAAACCGTATTCGTATCGACGCCTGTCTGTGTCCCACCTAATGCAGTAACCGCATATTGTTTCCCATTCATAGAAGGGGGAACATCAGTGATTATAGTGTATGTCGGTGAGGTTAGACCAGAAACAGCGGCTCCAGCAACTGGAGAGGTTGGTGCAAAAGACATAGTAAGTCTCCTTATTTCTTGCTGCCAAGTATGGCAGTGAGGTTGAGCAATTTGTTAATTGCATTATTAGCTACTTCATCTCTTGTTTTGAAACGAAGTGGCGCGTGTGGTAAAATACCTAGCGCGATCCGCGTCAATTCAAAGTAAGAAAACTTAGTCGGCTCCATGTAGAAACTCAAAATCTGAGTTCCAGCATTAGGCTTCGGCTTGTAAGTTTCTTCACCCGTAACACGGTATCTGATAGTCTGATACAGATAGATGGAGTTCCCTGGATTACCAGAAAAACTATCTTCTAGAAAAGACCCAGCTGTTGTAAAATAATCGACAAGCCAGCTGTATGGAAGTAATTCCCATGCAGTCGGAATAACAGACGAAATATCAAAACCAAGGTGTTTAGCC